CCTTCTTAACCGAGAAGTAATTGGTAGGCGGCTTGGTTGTCGTATCCTGACGGATGTTTGTTACCTCAAACCCCTGAGCAACCAGCCATCCCATTATGTTTTCTGGAACGTCCGTAACAGTTTGAGTAGCCCACCACGGCCCAAGCTCCATAAATGGGTTTACAACCGGAGGAAGCCAAAACTTCTCTTGCTCGGAACTTATACCAGGAACAACGGAGAACTCATTTGAGTTTTCATGCGACACAGATATAGCCCTTTACGACTAAGCGTTTGCTGCCTTGGAGTACATTTCAAAAACAGTCCATGTGTTCGTTGCTGAGCAAAAACACCTGACACCACGGCTTGCTGGAATTACAACACCCAAGTTTGGTGACTGATTATTCATAGAACCACCAGTCGCTGGATACAGCTTTGCAGAAACAGCAGTAGTGTTGATCACATCCATGATATCTCCAGCATTCCCAGTTGGCAGCTTTACCCCTTTAAGGGTGCTGTCCGACGTAATGAACGTCGTGTTGGTTGATGCCAGTGCGGCGGCATCCGTTGCCGTAGCCCCAGTAGCAGCCGTTGGTGTTGCAGTGACGCTAGCGTATGTAGCCTGAACTCCATCACCACGATAAAACAACCTTGCGTTATTGCTTAACTTTGGCATCAAGCCGTGCGCTGTGGATGTTGCATCCAAATCTGTGTTATCATCTGGAGTCGCAAAGTCATCAAGCTTGATAGCCTTGGCGTCGGTGAGATACCTCTGGTTCCACAGCGTGCTAACAGTGATTTTCTGAGGTGATCCAGTATTCAGCGAATACAATTCCTCTGTTCCTGCCACAGATCCAGCAGCACTTAGCCCAGTAACGTATGTAGATAGCGACGAGAAAACGTGCGACTTCAAGTTTCCAAGTGTTAGCTTCTTATTGTTGTTTACAGCTCCGTCGTCGATAATAAAAAGATCGTTATCCGACAACACACCAAGAGTGGCTGCTGTAAGAGTTGATATGTTGATAGATCCGGCTACAACAGTGCTTACGTAGCTTGCAAGTGCTCCAATATCAACACGATAACTCGTAGTGCCTCTCCGCATCCAGAAATTGTCACCAGCAGCTGGTGTTATAACCGACTTGCTCCACATAGCTGTCTCGGCATACGCGGCAATATCCGAGCTCGCTATCTTCTTTGCCGTACCACTTTGGATGACATAAAAGGTATCGGCACCGGCAAGTGTCACCACAGAAGACAAACCTGTCACGTAAGACTTGTAGTCAGTCCACAACTGCGTCTCGAAGTCAGCAAGAGTTGATTTTTTCGGTGTAGTTCCATCACCAATCAACAAAAGCGATCCTGAAGCCAATACTGCCGAGGAGAGTCCAGTTAAATCAAGAACGCTACTCTGCACTCCAGATTGAACATACGTCTTCAACTGGTCGACGGTAACACTGTATGTAGTTCCTGATCGACCAATAGCGATCTTGTCACCTGTTACAACAGGGCTTCCGCTAGCTGCTGACCAAGCAGAAGCCAAGACATACGTCGACAGAGAACCAACATCAGTTTTGTACTGTGTACCAGAGCGGAATATCAAAAAGCTATCGCCAGCTACAGTGGCACCAGACGAAGCGGCGCTATTTTGCGTTCCAACTACGTAAGTTGCGACATTGGCACCAGTGGCTGTCCTGCCAGTAGCGCTACGCTGTAGCAAAAACACGTCCGTGGCATTCGCCGCAGCACCCAGCGCTGAATAACTAGACCAAGGAGCCGCGGCAATAGCTGCCCCTACTTCATTTTGAATATACGTCCCAATAGTTGATGCTGTGATTTTACTGGCAATACCACCATCGTTTACGTAAAAGGTATCTGAGTTGTCTAATGCAACAACAGACGGAAGACTTGCAGTATAAGCCAAAAACTGCGAATGAACCCGAGCAGCAATAGCCGTGAACGTTGTCTTGAGCGCCGTTGAACCTTGAGCCAAAACGTATTGATCACTGTCAGCCAATGTAGCCGAAGTCAACGCTGCGATCTGCGCCCCGAGAGCCACATCGGTTGAGTTAAGAAAAGTCCTTACGGTGGCGATGTCAATCTGCTTTAGCACACCTCCGTCACTGAAAACCAACTTATCACCATCGACAATCGTGGTTTCAGTAGGAAGAGCCTCAAGCTTGTCAACAACCCAATTGAAGAAGTTCTGCGCCGTAATGATCTTCTCGATATCCGACTGAAATACGTTCAATTCGTCGGCATCGTTTACAGTTGTAATCACAGCAGCTTGATGCAACTGATCCACAGCGAAAGCAGCCAGCAAAGCAGCTGTCGCATGACGTGATGTCGTCCCGTCCAGCAATGGGAACTTCTCTGGACCCGTAAGCGTATCAGCCGCTAGTGAAGCAACCCAATCTGAAAAAGATACGTCAGGCACAATTTACCTCCATGCCCCTGAAGGCATCGTTACCGCGTTAGCTCCCTCCCATGCCCAGTTGCCACTAGCAGCCGACACAAGAAGGATCATGTATTTACCTCTGGCTCTTGGATAGCATCGGTGATTAACACCAGCAGTCCAAACGCCGCTACTGTGAACATTTGCTGGAGAACCACCGGAAATCAGTGTCTCAATGGCTGATTTCGCGTTAATACTAACCTGCTCGGCAGTATCGGCGACCATGATTCTCCATGTGACGTTTACACTTCCTGAAGCGATTATACCGTGCAGCTGAATCACCCTGCCATAACTATTTCCATCGCCGAGACGCATCGGACCAATGGCAATATAAGATCCCGAGTGACCAGATTTGAAAGGCCAAAACCCTTGCCGCTCGATATCAAACATCCACGAAACCGAAGCTGAAGGTATATGAATATAAACAGCCTTCGACTCGTGGTCGTAATCCAAAACAGTCCCTGCGTTTGTAATGCCAGTCAAATGCTCCGGAATAATGTCTTCTGATAAAGCCTGGAGCCCTTGACCGGAAGCAGACACCGTATAAAGCCCGTGGGACGAAAGAAAGTAATAGCGATCGAGGTGATCGCGACACCAAGCTTTCGGACCAACCATCCCAACTTCCCGAGAAATGTTAGTCAGGGTTCCACTCTCTGCAGGATCACCCTGAATAGACCACAACGAACTGCTTGTTGCGGCTAGCAAAAAAGCATCCTTGTGTGGAACTAACGACACGACATTGGCACCAATCTCTCCAGCCTCGGAAAGCTGAATAACAAAAGGACGCATGACATCGCTAACATCCGACTTCAGTGACCAGTCTGTGTAATTACCCTGCCTACTGGCAAAAATAAGATTACCACTTGGTCTTAAAAATCGATCTCTGTAGATGCATTGAGCGGAATGACTAGCCGGAGCGCTGGACCCAGGATCCACATAAACCACACCGCCACTGTGAGTAGCAGACTCTCCAGAGCTAATCACAATGCGATTACCACTCGAGTCGGTAATGTAGTTTCCAGAGCTATCAGTCAAATACTTGCTTTGAGTTGCAGCAACTGACGGAGCGCCTGACTGAGACCAGGAACCACCTCGAAGGCGACCCTGAAAGTCTTCAATCCGGCAGTTTACAGCCCAAGGACTGAAATACCGATCACGCCTGCCAACTTCCTGACGAAAGGACAGGCGACGATTAACACCCGAAGGGAACAGTATTTCATTGTTTGCCATATCGTCACTTACGGAGCCGCTACTTCAAGTGCCGCAACGGTACCAGCCGCAGCGAGCGTGAAACCCTTCCACGAAGTTGCGGATTCGCAAATCAAGATCGCCATCATGTTGGCAGCTACTGCAGATTCAGCAGCAGCACCAGTTCCTCCATTGATCGCGATAGTCGTAGGGGAAGTTGTTCGCAACTCACCCCCAGTCGCAGCCCCTGCAACAATTACAACCCTTCCTGGAACAGGACTTGGGAGGATAAGAATGTTGTTCACATTACCCCATGTCGGAATAACAATCTGAACCAAACTTTCCTCGGGAATCCTTGTTCCAGTTGCCGAAGCAACCAATGGCACCGAACCTGGACCATTATTCGAGAAAGCGCGAAGCAATTCATTCAAAACCATGTGAGCCGACATAATTTCTCCTTCGAGTGACTAAACTAATCCTTCAATGTGACCCCAACAACGCCAGCGGCATCGCCAGTAATTTTCAAAAAACGCGAACCAGACAACGCAACTGGAATCGGATACGACTGACCAGCAACCACGGCTGTAGTAATCGCAACGTTGGCTTCGCTTCTCGCCGGAAGGTATGTTCCAGTGGCAGATAAGCTTGAGTGCCAAGTCAATGTCATAATCGTGGACCCAGACGGAACGTAGACCGTCCCCTTGTCAAAGTCCCCGTAAATAATCGGATCGCTTGCGCCAACCGTAGCACCAACTGCCACGGTTTCAATTGAATTGCTGTATCGTGCGGTTGTCACATTGCTTCTCCGTCAATTGTCAATCTTCCTATCCGCTGTTCTCGGATTCTGTAATCATAATCGAAAACGCCAAATTTTCCATGCATTCCTCGAGGAGAGTCTGGACCTAAACTGGTCGGGCTCGAGCGATCTTCGTCATTTCTGATCGCCAGGGCAATTAGCTCCAGGAAACGCTTTTCGTGAACATGCTCCCTTTCCTCGTAATTATGCTCCGCAGAGGCTAAACACGCCTCCAGGATGACCTGACTAAGCATTTCCGCTCCAATTGGGAATTGATTCGACTCGTTTATGTCAACTGGCCGCAAAATCATTGGAACTCGAAGAGCATAAGCCGCATCCGGGGCAGGGTAAAAAGCAAGCGATTTCCTGCTCCCTATCGTGGGGTCAAACCTGTCCATCCTAACGGAATAGAAACACGGGCGTCCAAATTCTGGATTTCCGGCTTCGAGCTTTCGAATAGTCGCGTCGTGCCGTCTTTCAACAGACGGAAACCACTGATCCGGGCTTGGGTAGTAGGTCAAATTGGCGTCGTTTGCCACAGAGTCAAACGATGAGTCCATCTGAATTTCAGGTCTTGCCAGCTTGTAGCTAGACGCCGCAGCAACGGCAACGGACGTGTCGTCAAGAGTTATTTGGGATCCGCTTTGCCTGCTTGCCACAGAATAATACTTGTTATTTACCATCAACACGCCGCTTGCAGCCCACGTCGGGAATGTTCCGCCAACCAGAGTCACAACGCCGGAAGCGACAGTGACCGTCCCGGTTGCGTACGGAGCGGTGGTTGTGACGTCTGCCAAAGGTCTAAAAAAGGACCACTCATGAGCAGAGTACACTCGGTAAAGACCGTCATGAATGCAATAATTTATCCTGGTGAGTTGATCCGATGAAAACGACGCACCGGCTTCTGCGCCGAAAAGGTAGTGGCCCACACGATCTACGAGACTTGAGTAGCTTACCGGACCACTTACGGGATTGGTTCTTGCGGCTAAATCCAACTCAAAGTGATAGGTCGCTCCATCGTAAACAAACTCCACATAGGCTGTGTAGCTTACTCCTGCAACATCGTTTAGTTCATACTGATACGTCCCAGTGGAAACGGCTGTCATTGCCGTACCATCCGCAACAACAACCGCGTTCGTGTCGTTTCTTTTTACACCGTACGTACCAGTCGGGTCAGAAAGAAGCGCGCTGGTGACATTCGTAGGAACACCGTCAACCTTGAATACTTTACGAATGATTCGAGACATGATTACTCCAAGGTTATACTTCTGTCTTCAACTACGATATTTACTGTTCCACCACCTCCACCAGCACCCATAGACAATGCGATCGTGTCGAACCTGAACTGCCCAGATCCGTTGTCTTCAATCATACTGCTTAGTTTTGCATAAGTAGAACCTACAGCAAAATCAGCATCAGTGATAACCCCAGGCTGAAGCTCGTGAATGTCTGCAGCAATATGATTCGCACCAGTTACCGACACAGTTCTTTGGTTTGTCGTAGTGACGAGAAGTCGATCACCAAAAGATCCGTTAGGCCACCCAGCGCTTGGCATAGCACTGTAAATACCTGAAGTTACGACGCTTGCAGGTATCTCGTAGCTCTGAAACGTTGCGGTTGAAAGCAGCAAATCGACCCACCACGAAGCAACAGGAATAGAACCAACCAACGCAAGAATGCGATATGTTGCAGCCGGAACATCCGTATAAATTGCTTGATACACACCCTTGCGATTCGTCGCTTCGGTGGCAGTAACGGACGCTATTTCGGTATCGCTAGCGGGAGCAAAAAGCTTCGCAACGACTGTTTGCCCTGGTGCTGCAAAAAATTCAACCGTCTGAGTCGCTGGCATTTTCTTCCTTTAGCTGGCTGATTTTTTGAGCAAGTGGCATCAGCATAACGGCAGCTTGCAAACTACTAGGAGCCGACTTAATCGCCGATTCGATGCATGCCATCAATTGCTGCTGTTCGTCTCTTGTGATTTCTAGGATCATAACTATACCTGAGGAAGAACGTCAGGAACATTGAGTTGAGCCAGCAACGCATCTTGTTGCGCGGGTGAGAGCGAATCAACGACTTCCATCGCCAACTTTTTCTTGAATGCAATAAGGTTCGCATAATACGAATCGCATGCAGCACGAAACACCTTTTCAGCATACTGCCCATCGGTCAGCGCAGGAACAGGATTCTCTTGATCGCCACTTGAGGCAGTTGCTTCGTTGGCTAGCTTGTTCGCATACGCAAGTCCCCAACGCTGTTCTTGCGTGAGCTTGGTTAGGTCAATCATTGCAGCGTCCTCAGTTGAGTAAGAGTCATGGTCGTGTTTTCGATATCGCTTTGCAAGCGAACAACTTCAGCAATGTCGCCATTGATCGTCGCCGTAGCAAGCATCGAGTTGAGCGCGGTCAACTTGTTTGAAACGAGAGTAACTAGATCACTGATTGTCATACCAGCACCACCAATTCTTGACATACCGTCGCTAAGTGACTTTGCAACAGGACAACATCGTACTTGTCCGTTCCGTCTACAGCGACATAAGCAACCAGTCGTGAACCACCCGTTGCAGTTCCAGATTGCAGAAAGTCGGTCGGCGTATATGGGCTAAATACGCGATGCTTTGCATCGAAGCGATAAATCTGACTCACTTGCGATGCAACGTAAACATTGATATACGAGAACCGCCCCTCTTGGCCATAGGGCGAATAGCAACCAGTTGTTCCAGTTGTAAAAGCGTTGACATTCCCGTCGTATGCCACCGCACCAGTCCAAGTCCCAGTTATAGATCCAGCTATATCAAGAAGATCGAGCGTTACCGAATTTCCGCCGCGAAAGAAGTAGTTGAACGAGTGACGAGCGTTACGAGCAACATCGGGCTGAATCCCGAAGGAAGGACACCATAGGCAACCCGCACTGTGAGCCGCCGGAGCGATGCCGAAGTAGGTTGTACTCCATGCGTCAGCCGCGATAGAGTTGGTTCCATTGTTCACGGTCGCATCGCCATAGTTGTAGGTGTAGGTGGTAGTGTTCGCGGCTGTTCGCAAAACAAGCAAGTTCGGTTGCTCGATGACGAACTTTGCTGAAGTCGATGGTTGAACAGTCCACGGAGTACCCATAGTGTAAACGGCAGAAGGTCCAGCAGTATGCGATGCGATGATTCTTCGCTGCCCGACTGCTGTTGGAGTCAACGTATCTTCGACGATTCTGATCTGGAAGTTGCGATATTCATTCGCTGCGACTGCTGCATCACCACCACTCGCACGCCCTGTGATCGTCGATGCGCCTGAACCGGTCCCAGTAATTGCGAATCGAGTTCCTCCAGCGGTATCCGTGTCATGCCCGCCCTTGATCATTCCCTCGCCCGGCTTGTTGTCGTATGGAACATATTGCTCATCCATAACGAGCATCGCAGAATCGGTCGCAACTGTCGGAAGATTTGTAACGCTTTTGTTCGCAAGCGTGTTCGTTGCTGGTTCAAAACTACGGAACGCACCAGCGGCAAGCGAACCAGCACCTAGCATGAACAAACGACCGCAAAGTATTTCATATCGTGCGCCAGTTGCAGGGGTAAATGAAAAAGCAACATCGACGTTTATTACCGGAGTCGTACCGGCAGTATTCCCGACGATCCATCGCTCTTCTGTTTTACCGGCAGTCGAGTCGATGATCCTAAGCCGATAGCCCTGCTCACCGGAACCACCTCTATTTGCGAGCATGTTTACGCCGACCGCCGTTGGTAACGCTGTTGACAAGGTGACGCTAGTTGTGGTTGCACCAGCGGCAATAGTTCCAACCGCACCAAAACTTGGAGCGAATGCACTTGTGCTACCAACTGCAAACGTGCCAGCGGTCAATGGGTTAGCAATAGCAAGTTGCCAAGACTTTGTGATAAAGTTGTATCGATTCAGAACCGCATTACTAATCAACTGATAGACAAAAGGATTCCGAGCTGAGTCGTTTCGCATATCGCACGCGACAGATGAACCGGCTGTATGAGCGTTCGGAGCAGGAGCGACCTGCACCCACATCAATCGGTCGATAACTTTCTTAAACGTATTCGCCATGATTTTCCTTTAGGTAATGCAACTTCGGACGCAGTCGGACCACGCCGATAGGTTCGCGCCGTAGACTTGAATGCGGCCTTGAAGCGTGTCGATTTGCGATAGGTTCGTAACTGTTGAGCAAGTAGTAACGGTCGAGCAAGTCGTAACCGTACTCACCGTTGTTACCGTGGTCACTGTTCCGCTTTCAATGATCCCAGTCATTCGTTGACGTTGAAGCGACTTGTCGTAACCCAAGGGCGACATAAGCATCTGCAAGATTTTCGACAGCGTGCTGCGTCCTTCGCTGTCTGCGACAGCTAGATCATTTGCATCCTCGTAGAAGATCGACAGTTGATCGGTATCGGCGTGACTTGTTGTGTCGAAGTCAAGCGTAAGCGTTGAGCCTGCAAGCGTACCCTTGGTCGTCGTTTGCGATGGATCAAAGATTACCACGCCGCGCGTCGCGTTATTGATTAGGAGGATACGACCAAGACCAACGGTTGCGAACGCCGCAAGCGTAACCGTCTTGCCGGATGCTGAGAAAGTATAGTTAGAACTGTTCAGGACTTTCATTTGCTACCACCCTAACGCGATTGCTGTATATCGAGACAGTCCACCACTACCACCACCAGGAATCGTTACCACCGTTTCCGTACCACCGTCTGTCACCGTAACACCCGCACCAACGAAGTTGAGTACCGTTCGCTGAGTCAGCGCAGTCCCTTCGTCTTCGATGGTCGCGTATCCACCACCACCACCAAGAACAAGCGATTCGATTTTATCGTAAACGGCATTCTTGGTCGGTACTTCAACCGAACCATTCCAGCCTGCACCATAAGCGGAATCGGCAACGCTTACGGTCGATGCCGTTATCGGAGCATCAGCGGTATCGTCGCCCAAGCGGAAGTTGATTGCGGTCGCATTTCGTTTCATCATTGGGAACGATGAAGTCGCCGGACCTAGAATCAATCGGTCGAATCCATCAGCGGTCGCATTGGTGATCCTAAGTTGACCAGCGGCAGGAGTGTATAGAACAACTTGCGCGGTCGATGCAGTCGCATTGCTGCTGTTTGACAAGTTGAGTTGCGCGCCAATGAACGCTCCACCTGTTTGCGCTTTAACAACTCCTTGAGTTCCTGCCGTTCCGCCCACAATTGCAACCGTTCGAGCAGTCCCAGTACCTAGCACCTCGGAACCGATCACAAATTGATTCGACTCCCATCCTAGTCGAGCGCGTTCATAGTTGCTGGCATCGGTGAATGTATTGTAGATTCGATGCGTTTGTGGATTCGTTGCTCGACGTTGCGCCCAGGTATCGGCAGCATCGCGTCTAACGTAAACATCGTCATTGATGCTTAGGTACGAGTTTGTCGCAAGGTTGAAACCATTCGTTGACCACCAATTGATACCTGCGCTTCCGAACCCGCCAATCGAGTTGCCGAGAGTCAGACCACCGAGCATCGTAATACCGCTTTTGGTAACGGCGAACTGACGAGTCGCACCAATATACCAATCTGCGAACATGCTGTTTGCATTGCTTGCCGTGTCCGTTATGTCGATACGACACGCAGCGGGAGTCCCAGTCGTGTTCCAGGTCTGGACTATGTTGAATGCCGAAGCCGCTTCTGATCCTGCTAGCGATTGACCTAGCACTCTTACCGAACGTTTTGTTCCCGTTCCTAGTGATTCATGCCCAAGCGTTAAACAGTCGGAGTCGGCTTGTAAGAACCCTCGCTCGTAGTTGCTTGCGTCTGTGTACGTCCCATACACACGATACGTTTGAGCGTTCGTGCTGTTGCGCATGGCAATCGTATTCGCGGCATCACGATGAATAAATGTATCTTGCGTTCCGTTACCGTTGTTTCCGTTTGCCCACGAAAACCATCCATCGGACGGGAGTTGAAAACTTCCAGGCTTTAGCGTTGCCCTTGGCGTATGCGCAACACCAGCGGTTGATAATGCCCACGTCGCCGTATCAACCTGAGCGAGATACGTCACCGCACCTGCTATCCCGTGGATGCGTGCGTTCTTATCGATTCTGAACTTTGTCGCACCTGCGATCTTGAGGTTGAGCAAGTTAGAGTTCGCATCGGATGCGGTATCTGTGACATCAATCGCAATGCCATCGAAGACTGTCAGAGCATTGTTCCATGTCTTCGCAACGTCGATCTCAAGCCCAAGGATCGTCCTGATTGCAGACGCGCTAGCACCCGTCAGCACGGATCTACCAGTAGCCGTACTGTCTAGGATTTGAGTTGATAGCAGCGCCGATAAACCCACTTTAGCTCATTTCCCCTAGCTTGACCTTTATAGACGCCAACTCTCTCCACAGTTGTTCTCGATCCGCTTCGCAAGCCTCGCAACGCTTTTTGAGATCCTCGTACCCATTCCGAAAGATCGCAAATAGAAACGCCACGCAGCCTGAAAGCGTGGTAACAACAGCTCCACCAAAAATGACCAGCAACGATTCTTGGCTCACTTCGCACCTTCCTTTGCCTTGCGGAATTTTTCGGTTGTCATGTATCCGACGACTTCAAATCGCTCTCCGTCGCCGTCGTGAATCTCGTACCAGGGCGTTAATTTTGTCGTGCTGTTATCAGTGACGCGATCAATTGACCACCCAACGGCTTCCCACCGAGGGCACTCAACAGACCACCACGAATCACATGGAGGACAGTTATCTCTCGAGTGCATCACAATGCTTGGTTTCTGAACAACTTTCACGCTGGCGACCTCAGCAATTAAGTCTTGCGATGCGGACGCCTCATGCGTAACAGACTTATCTTTTGATTGCCCAGAAAAAAGAATGCAAACTGCAAATATAATGGCGGCTAGCATTACGACGTTCCTCTCTTTCATGATAAAAGCGATTCCTTCGTAAAATCGACCGGGATAGGACGAGGCTTTGGCGCGTCCATATCGCTTCTTCCGTATGCTGACGACCATGAGTTGTTGAATATCGCATTCAAAGCGTTTTCGTCTATGTAGGCATACCCGTTTATGCCGTATGTCACATTCCAACTGTTCTTTAACAAACCCCATCGACCAGTAGATGACTTCTGCTGAACATCCTCATCCGGGACGTATCCAACAAGTCCGTAAGAATGACCACCACCGTTTCTTCCAGAGAACGATCGAATGCATCCGTATCTATCTGGAGTCATCGAATCGTTCCAGAGTGATCCGAGCTGAATCATCCCAAGCCCAGAACCAAGAAACGAAAAAGCGTTTTTTGCGCCTGTAATCTCTGCATGCGATCGCAACTTGTAAACAGCCTTTTCTCGCATCTCATTGGTTACGTAATCCCAACCAGGATACTGCGTCTTGTATGGCGCGTCGGACTCAAGCGGAACACCCTCGAGAGCAACCTCGGTCCCTCCACTCAATGTGCTTCCATTGTCTCCTCGAATGTTGTCAAACATCTGGGATCTGATGTAGCAGTATTGGCGAGATATCTGTATCACTTGACCATTTGAAAACAATGGATAGCAGAACTCTACGCAATCACTTAAGGCTTGACCCTGGCACGAGCCTTGACGCAGCTGATCCTCAACTCGCAACCAGCCTACAGATGCCAATGCAGACTGACGCGGATCAACTCTTACTGGAAGATCGCCATACGGCAAAGCCTCAAACGTAACCGCGCTTTCTCGCAGCTCGCTTCTTCGCTCTTTCTCGATGGCGTAACCAGTAAATTGATCTACCATGACTTGGAAATCCTCATAAGCAAAGAAGAGACCTCGGCTTCCTTGCCAAGGAAAGATTTCGGAATCTCTTTCTCGCAAACAGCATCGAAAGGTATCTGCGCTTTCTTGCGAGCCTCTTCAATTCTCACTTTTACATAATCAAGAAGCTGCCTGTCAGTCTGGATTTTTTTACCTTCGACTTCTGAAGCAGCTTCCTTGAAGACGTCCGAGTAGCCTTTCCGCATGTCAACAAAGACTTGCGATGTGGCTTTCTCGACATCCGAAGATCCAACCTGATTGTTTTTCAAAAGCATGAAACCAAGGACGGCAACAATCGCCCAAGGAAGCAACTTGTTCAGGTCATTGTTGATCTTGTCACTCATCTGAGTGCCATCCTTCCGGAAGAGACAACTTAGGCTCGCCTTCTTGTTCGACAACTGAAATCTCTGTCAGATATCCGTTGTCTTTAGCCCACTTCCACAACATCATGGCAAGTTGGAATAGCAACATCGCCGTAGCAATGTCGAATCCATAAGCCAATCGCTTTTTGCGAAGAATGAGCCTTGCTGACTCAATATCGCCGTCTGCCTCATTGTAAGCATCAACAGCAATAGACCTTAGTCTTTTTTGCAATGCATCAAAACGCTCTCCAAGACTCATGACTACGCCTTTGGTGAAACAGAACGAAGTGAGTCGCCAATCACCCAAGCGCCAATCGCCATTACAAGCTGAGTGATTTGCTGCTCGTCCAAAGGAACCTTATCCTTTAGCGCAACAACGGCGATGGAAGCTGCAATAGCCCAGAAACGCTTTGACTTCAATAAACCATCAAACATGACTCTGACCCGCATTGTTAGAGTTGATTTTCAACAGACAAATTCTATCAAAAAGAACGGCTCGCTGTCAAAAAGCCGCAACAAATTGAGTTTTGTTGCGACTAATAAAAGAAACAAAAGCGTGCTTTTAATTCAAGAAAAGGGGCAGGATCAGCCTACCCCTTTGCAGGAAATTCACACTACTCGTACTGAGCACAAGCCCACCAATCCATGTTGATGGTCAACGGAGTAAGAGTTCCAATACACTTGATACCGACGATTGGAGCAAGAAAGACGTCATCAGGGAATGTTACAGCATCAAGTTCAGATGACGTAAGCCTTGCTGGCGCCGAAGAAACACCTGCAAGCCTTCCGTTAACATAGAACTCCAATGACTTTGGAGCAGCGCGGTAGCGAAAACCAAGCTTGACATAAGTAGAAGCCACTGCTGTATGCAAGGCGTTCAGCTTCGTCTTGGTCGCCCCATCCTGATAGGTCTGTCCGTCAGCCTTGTACGCAGCGTCGATGGCCGCGCCTTCAGCTACCAAGTGGTTGAAACCAACGAAGTTTCTGTCAGCTAAGGCTCCGGACGTGTCAACAAAAAAACCGTCTGTGACAATCATGTTAGCCTCTCCAAGCCCAATTCCGTACGACCACTTTGCAGCCGCAATCGACGAAACTGACAATCGACACTCAAAGGCTAAGTCGTTGTTGGCGAGGAAAAACGGCGCGCTTGCCAATCCGCCCCATTTGATTATGGCTTCGTCGTTTGCTACGTCACCATCCACAGCCAACGCGAGCACGCCTTTTTCAGTTGCCGTGTCAGCAGCCAAAGCAGCCGTGCAACCAGCTGTCAGCAAGTTCATGTATGGTCCGACGAGAGATGTTGCGTTGAACGTCATGAAATCGTCAAAAAATCCAAAGGCAGGGTTGCCGACTGGAGTCTGAAACGAACTTCCCGAAGGATTCATGTTTGCCGGAGAACCAAAACCCTTCCACAGGCGTGGAGAAAACAAACGGGTAGAGATTTCATCAAAATGCGTATCCATTTTCACTTTTTCCTTTCAAGGAAGATTTAGGGGTGTCCCAGCCTTGGGTGGGCGTTTTCCCAGTTGAAAAAATGGCTGGCAAATTTAACGTCTGCCAGCCAGAGACGTTTTTCAAAACTTACAGACACGATGTCAGTAAGCTTATGCAGTTTCGGTCACAGTTTGAGTGCAATAGCCACGGAAGTTACCGCGACGATTGAAGCAGACCATTTGAACCGAGTCATCCATGCAGCGAACGCGGACGTTGCTCATTTCTGGGTGCTGGAAAGCCTTTCGCTTACGCATTTGCCGACCAGCAGCATAGTACGCCTTAAAGGTTGCCCAGTTGACACCGAGGATGATACCGTCAGTTCGAGCGTTGACGCTGTTTTGGTTCGTCCAAGCTGGAACCCAGTTCAACGGAACGCCACGGATGTAGACGCTTCCGCTGCGAGCAGCCATGTCGTCTCCGATGTTGTCGTTTCCGAGTTGCAGCAAGCGACGTCCAGCCGACAGAACGCTGTGCGTGGTAAGAAGTTCCCAGTCACTTCGAGTTTGATCAACGATATCTGGTCGCTGAACAGGGGGGGTAAATTGGCACAAATCCATCGAAGCAATCGTCTTTTCGACGAAATCGCTTCGGCTCACGGTTGAGTATGGGAACGTCCGGTTTCTCCACTGAGGATAGGTGGAGCAGGAGATTCCACCGACGCCGTTCGCACCCCAACCAACAGGCTCAAATCCGTTGAAACCCTCAGGTGCGTTGTTTTCGTTCACGCTATCGTTGGTGGATGTGATCCACCACAATAAAGACGCGACGGAAAACGGCGACTGAGTTGGTCCCGTAGGTCCAGGTCCAAAAATCAAGTCTTCCATGCCCGTATAGAACGAGGTCATAAGATCCTGCTCGAGACCTTCAATGTAGTCGTAAATCTGACGACCTCCGGTTCGGAAGATCTCTTCGTCAATGTCGTAATGGTAGTTGTTCGTGGTCAACGCCCACTTCAAGCTACCTTCATCCAGCGTGTTCACGCGAGTCGAAGAGTCACGATGGTACAATCCGACAGTCTGAAAGTTGTCGTTTGTATTCACCTTGATCTTCCACTTGCACTGCGACGTGCTCATGGTGTCCTTCTTCAGGTTACCCGAAAAAAGACGCGATGCGTACTTGTAGCTTTGCAATGGAAGCGACAAGTCCTGCGCTGCGAGCGACTCTTCACCTGCGAATTTTTGCTGAATGCTATTTACAAAGTCATCAATCTGCTCAATCGATAGTGCCATTTGGCTATTTCCTTATTTGTTAAGCCCTTTCGAGTTCCCGATAGAGCCGGTCTGCCTCATCGCGAGGATCGTCCCGCGGAGGCAAAGGCTTCGTTGGACTTCCGCCCTGACGAAGCTGGCTTTGTCTGGAAATCTTCTGGGTCTGTTGTTTCAAAAGTTTCTTTCCGAGTTCATCCGCGAAAACCATTTTGGCTACGCGACCAACCAACTGATCAGTAAGTTCAGCTGGACGACCTAAACGCTCAAGACCGATCAACTGAGCCTTTACAGCCACATGAAGATCCCTTCGTCGCTCGAGCTCCTTCTCCGACTCACTTCCGGTTTTGCCGAACAAGTCGCCGTAACCTAGAGAGTCAACAAAGCTGTCGAAACGCTCCTCTTCGGACTTGGCACTCACATCTGCAAATCGAGACTCCAAAGCCTCCAGCCGAGATTCGTAGTAGTCTCGCATTCGCGAAAACTCATCAACAATCTCGTCGTCGTAAAGATCTTTGCTCAATGAGACCTCGTACCGATTGCCATCCTTCTTGGCAGGTGGTTCTTGATCGTCTTGTGCGGGTTCCTGCTTCTTGGCAAATTGACCCTTCTCGTTTCGAGTAGCGCCTTCCTCGTCATCGGCGATGGCTTTACGGCCAGCCTCAAACGCCTTTTTGTCCAACAATCGCAAAACCCGATCCAACTCCTCGCGACTGGCAAAGTCCTGCAAATCGGACTCATCAATGCCATACGCGGCAACCTCAGCTTTAACCTTACTGTCCACCCATTTGGGTGCTCTCGGCTTTTCGCTGGCATCCTCGCCTTGAACTTCATCCTCGGCGGACTTACTGCCGGATTTTTCCTCGGCATGTGTATTGTCATCTTCTGCGGTGTCAACAACAACTTCCGCATCAGACTTTCGAGATCCCTGCCGCTCTGCTTGAACTTCCTTGGCTACAGTTTCAGCGTAAGCAGCAAGATCCTCGCTAGTCATGTTTTCGTTCAATTCAACTTCTTCACTCATCGCCAAATCCCCCATCTAAATCTCTAAACCCACGCATTCGCAGAAACTCATTCCGTGCGCGACGACTCGTAAAACGCACTTGACCACTGTCCAATACAGCAGCACCTTGAATGCAATGCTTTTTAATCAGATCGCGAGTCTCTCCGACCTGACTTTTCATAACACCACAACCCTCAGAAATCAAAGGATCGTGATCGGTGTATGTGTTTGACGCCATCGCAGGTCTTGTTAACCAATCGGCTTTCCTAGGAACCAACTGATCAAGCTCTTCGGCGGAAACAAACTTACCCTTGTATTTGAACTTTACTTCACTCATCAACCAATCCCCTGCAACATTGAGTTTCTTTGCTGTGAGTTAACCTGTGGACTTCCACCCATCAGTGTTTGAATCAAAGCATTGTTTCTAGCTGCCTCGGTCCCACCACTACTTACATTTCTTCGAATAGTTTCACGAGTAGTGACTGGCGACTGACGGATTGTATTTTCATCACCACCCAAGACTTCTGCTGGAGATGCAAATGTAATAAACCGCTTGAACTCCGGACGGTTTTTCAGTCTGGCTATTTCATCGACGATTGCCTCTGCGTCGATCGATGCTCCCGACGCCTGGAACATTGGCCACAATGGAGCGATCTCACGGAGCACCTGGAACAACTCTTGTAGCTTCTGCTCTGGAGTTTTGAACACCATCGAGTAAGGCTCAACACGAAATTCGTAATCATCGAACGCGCCTTGCCTGTAATCTGGAGTCCAGTCTGAATTAACAGATATGCCAGTGTTGCCGACAACCATTGAACTCTTAATTTCAAGAGTTGCGTCCTCCCACATCAGCCTCCCGAGATCCAAAACACAGTCAGACGCAAACGACACAACCGCCATTCGCATATCTGCGACATTCTTGGAAACGTTTCCAGCAATAAGCTCTTCCTGGCCCAATGTAGACGCCTGCTGACCAAGACCACCCATAGCCTGGAGATTTCCAGCAAATCTGTCGTATTCGCTTTGCAAGAACGTGGCAAGAGCCATGTCTCTTTGGTCTACACCACCGCTTTCAAACTGCTTTATCTGCTCTGGACTGCGACCACGGTACCATCCGTTCCTCTCAGCAGTCCTCAGCCTGTCAGCATCGTCCTCCATCCCTGGCGGATAAACATTAACGACTCTATGAGAATCCGAGTCATCTTCCATTCTTCGATGCAGTCGATTCTGAAGATCGTGCATCCCTTTCAGGTTTATTGCCGGAGACGTCGGTATGACGTTATCAGGAGTATCACCAAGCGAAAGAAACTTGTATGGACCACCTTGAGATCCAATCCAGTCTCTCTCGATCAACGGAGGCAAGTCCTGTTGGTCGCAAACCATTGTGGCTACAGAGTTGTTCTCTGGGATCCACACATCCATCAGCCAAATCATGTCTTTGAGATCATCGTCCTGAGCACTTCCCCACTCAGAAGCTATATCTCGTGCAGCGCCAACAGAATCATGATGCTCCCGAGAGGTTGGCTTTATCTTATTCTTGACCTTTTTGTCGTACCCAGGCTCATCCATGACCTTTTCAAAATCAGCTCGGTAGCGATGTCCGCAATACCGCATCTTGCTCAGCTCTTTTGCTGGCATATCAAGAATCAGGTCATCAAGAGACACGCGATTAAACCACGGCTCTCCTGGGTCAAGCCAAACATCTTCCTCGGATTCCAAAACTCCATGGAACCTAGTGTCTGTGTCGCGCATCATCACGACGCCGCAACCAAGGCAGAAAAATGCATCCATTACAATTGCTCGAAAAGTTTTATCGAGCGACATATCACCAATTAGCTTGCCAAGATTTGTCTCAAAACGCCTAGCAAACGGAATCATTTCCGGTCTTGAACTAGACACCAAGACTTTTGGATTATTGGCAGCCAAGGCGATCGTATAGATTCTTGCCGTCTGGTTAATAAGATTAACCAGTGTTTTGCTTTCAGCTCCGGATTCAGCATACCAAGAGCCAACATAATCCTTGATCAGCTCTTTGCGAACTCGACGAAAAGGCTCCAGCGCGTCACGCGATGAGCGTATCGCCTTTAAGAGTCTTCCTCGTTTCTCGGGATTAGCTAGGTCAAACATCTACAGTCGAAAAAATTTCGGATAGTTCCGGTTATTTTCGACTGGGTTTTATCTCCAGCCTTCCCGTCCCGCTGACTCTGTGTCAGCTAGACTTTTTTGTCGCGTACGGCGACTTTATTCCTTCAAGAACAGCTCTTGTGTGTGCAAGGTTCAATGCAGATTGCGAAAAGTGAAGAGCTTTTTGCCCGTCTGGCTGAGCCTTTACTTGGTCAGCAGCTTTTGCAATCGCCGACTCAATCTTTTCGTTCAGATCGTTATCCATAATACCACCGCATCCTTCAGGTTTTATCCTTGAATTGAATGTCCGATCCTAACAACTAGGATCGCAAAACATCGCGTATTCCGTACTTTGGACTTCCGGAATTGACGCTACGTCTCTCCTGACGCTCTCTCCATAAAAAACTACCATACTCTGGATTCTGACCATTTTCCATATCGCTGTCAACTTTATTATCTAAATTATCAGTCGCAAATACAAGCCACGAGCCGGCTGCTGATATCGCTCTGTCTCCGTGATTCTTATCGGTGGCACCTTTGTTTTTTGTCGGAGCATGAATGATTTTTGCTCCATCCCACTCATATTCTCCGCATTCAAGAAGCATCTCAGCGGATCTTGGAATGTAACGACCTTGCTCCATTGCTAGGGCAAACTGCTCAAACATGTCAGCTTTGTCGGAATCTCTGCAAGGAAAACCAGCTTTCCTGCTTTTCTTTTGCGATCCAAGCTGCGTCACATCTCTGTAAAAGACGTTTCCGTAATTGCAAACCTCAACAACTTCTTTGGCAAATCCACCTGAAACGCCAGAGTCTTCCCACCCAATAAGCGCCTTTCGCATCCACAAGCTGAGCCCAACTACCATTCTTGCAAACGGTCTAGGCTCAAGACCTTTAATGGTGTACTCAAGAACCTGCTCCCCAGTTCTGTTGTCGATTCCAGACGCTACGGAATTGGAAGAATAAGCTCCGACACCACCAGAAGCGATGTCACACGCTATCGTGAAAGGACCAAAAGGAGGACTGTTATCTATTCCAGGCTTGAACCACAACGACAACGGACCGTCGTCTCTAGGGATCAAGCCCTTCAACTCAAGAGTTTCCTGGTCAAATACAGGCACCCCTCTCCAAACTGGCTTTCTGCCGTGCTCTCGCTTCATGCGATCTAGGAGATCAGGAGCGAACACCTTGCCGGCTGATCCCTTTGCGTCCATATCGAGCTCTCGGGCGATGTATCTTGGAGTCGCACCTGGAATCAGGCAGTGCGAGTCATACCACGGCGATCTCACCTTGCCGTCAATCTTGTGACCCTTCCTCTCAATAGCCCTAAGCTCTCGTTCGTGCGTCTTTATGTATTCATCGACTTCAGCCTGATCCTCTGGCTTAACCGCTGTAACAACACCATCCTTGCGAATATAAGCTAACCTTGCATGCTCTGGATTGTCTTTCCAGTCGAGAGAAAAAACTCTCGGATTATCCGGATCCATGGCGGATTCGTAAAAAACCCCAGTGTCGGCGCCGAAGGTTGAGCACAAAAAGACACAGTTTGTGACGTGGGCAACACTGGACATGATCTTGTAGTCAACACCACCAGATATAAACTCCTCTGAGCCAACTTCGTCGAACGCAAAAAGCGTAGTTCTGCCACCACGAGCGACGTCAGCCGTTGCAGAAAAACCAATCCACACCGCGTCAGTTTTTGGTATGCGGATAGTGTGATCGCTGATGTTTCTGTCGTATTTGTCCAGCATCCACACAGGAAGCCTATCAAGCATTTCCGACAGCTTGTTCATTACCGCAGACGGATCCTTAGAATCCATCATCTTTTCGTTTCTGGTAACAAGTCCTGAGGAGAATCCTGATTCAGTCAATGCTCTTCTGATCTGAACACCTAGATACGTATACGTACCACCCTGAGCTCTGCTTTTCTTGACGGTAACAGAAACAGGATGCTCCTTTTCCATCGCCTCTGTAATCGCGTCATCCATTGCCGTAATGACGGACTCTTGGTGCTTCCATGGAACAAAAGGCTTTGTCTTGATCTTGGCTCGAGGCTCGTGAACCCACAAGGCAAACGCAAAAAAGAACAGCACATCCGTCTCGCATGCCTGAATAAGAGCGTCCCTGAATTTTTCATCAACTAACGCTCTTTCGCGACAACGAATACGCCACTTCATGTTCTCAACTATGTCTTTTGGAACAAGGTCGTAGAAAGGCGACGACATCGAATAAATCTCAAACCTTTGCGTCAGTGCATAAAAAAGGGCCACGCAACTTACGTCACGCAGCCCCAGGAGATTTGCTCCCGATGGAAGAGCAGACTAACTATACATCCACGAAACGCCATGTCAACAACAATTATCTAAGTCTCAGAGCATCTTTCATGGTCATGGTTTTGAGTCTAGCCCTTAGCGTAGACTCCTTGATCCCATAAGAACTCGCCCACTGCTTTAGCGTCATCCTCTCGCCAGCATGCTCAACTCCACACTTACCGCACGAGGACGTGTGACCGCTTTGCATGTGATCAAGCCTTACATCAACCTCGGCGCCGCACTCGCACTTGCAACGAAACTTACGCTTTCCAGAAGACTCAACCTCGGAAACAACCGTTAATTTCCCGTACTTAGCCCCAATTTTAACTTCCGTTCGCTTCATCAATTCCCCTGTTTTTTCTCGATTCCACATCACGAAACATAGATTACCAGCATTACCCCTTGCAAGCAACTGTTTTCCATTTAGGATACCACCCTACTTGACACAGTTACGGCCGTAACCTACATTTAGCTGTTATTTACTTGGTTTTTTATAGGGAGATTTGCAATGTCAGTGGCTATTTACGTCAGAGTTAGTACCGAATCACAGAACGAAGCCGGTCAAAAGCGCGAGATTATGAAGTGGATGTCTGGAAACGGTTTCAATCTCGAGCATGCTATCTGGTACATCGACAAGGAAAGCGGAGAAACGCTCAAGCGACCTGAATTTGAGCAACTTCAGCGAGATATTTTCAACGGAGCTATCAAAACCGTAGTTGTCTACAAGCTTGATAGACTCTCTCGATCGCTGAAGGACGGGATTGACATCCTATGCTCGTGGTGCCAGAAGGGCATTCGCGTGATCTCGACGTCCCAGCAGATCGATTTCACAGGTGTGATCGGGCAATTGATCGCTGCAGTGCTTTTTGCGGTAGCTCAGATCGAAACCGAAACTCGAAGGGAGCGACAAGCTGCAGGGATTGCTGTTGCGAGGGAGAAAGGAGCATACCGAGGAAGAAAGCTCGGCGCGCTGAAAGCTGGAGTGGACGCAAGCAGGGCTATTAAGCTCCGAGAGAGGGGGTTAACCCACGCTGAGGTGGCAAAGGCTCTTGGAATCAGCAAGAGCACTGCAATTCGCTACGTGGAGAAATCCAAGCGTGAATCACAGAGTAAGCAGTAAAGGCGCACCCCAGGCCCATAAATAGAATGCAATCTCGCTCGTTGCCGGAATCCAGGATTTTTTCCTGGAACTGACCAACGGGCGTATTCGGAAAGGGTAAGAGGCGGGAGACCTGCACCTCCTTATCGCCGTTTGCCTGACCAGCGTCCACCCATCGTCAGCCTGTTGCTCCTGTACGACCCTTGAGGTTAGGAGCCTCTCCACGCCGCAGGGCGCTTCGCCGACTCGTTCCCATGCACTTTGGCGGTCTTCCACAGATCGGGCAAATAGCTCAAACAATTGCAGGCACAAGCGCCGGATAGCCGGCATTACACTCATGCCATGTACGTGCTCCCCCCCAAGATGTGGTTTGCGGGGGAGAGCTGGGTTTGACAGGAGCGTCAGACCACTTGTAAGAAACGCCGAAAAGAATAAAAGCGTTGTATACGAGCAAATCTAAGCGGCTCCTGCCATCTGCTGAAACCACTCAGCAGCCAAATAATAGACCAGTTACTCCTGACCGTCAACTGCACTTTTTCCTTCCTGGAAACCATACCAGTACAGTTCTTCGTCACTGTCTGCAACCCATCTCCCTCCGGATGCTTCGCAGCTGAACTCTTGACTAAACACCTTCCAATCTGGACGCTCAGTCAACATCTTGCTAGTAAAGGCGCCACCGTCGTTCCAGCGAACGATGCGATTGTTTGGCTGAATAAAAACGCGACCATCTGCGTTGATCACATGACCAGTTTTGTGCCCAGAAGCTATTTCGCTGTACCCACCTTTGCACCAATCAAGCGTGAACATGTAGATTCCATTCACTGTCGTGCGATCTTTTAAAAGTATTTTACAACTGCGATTTTTGATGTAATCAACGACCATAGCAGAGCAATAGTAACTGTAGCTGTCCCACAGTTGCAAAAAATCAAGAGGATAGTTTTTTCCTCCTTCTTTTGCCGTGTGGATGTAATGAATCGGTATTCTCGCATGCTGCGTTCCCCATTCACTCATACCTGTAAACATGCCGCACCGATTCGGTATTGACGTATAAATGAAAAACTCCATCGGTATGCGCTCATTTCTTGCGTCTGGATCTTTGTCATGGAGAAATCCAGTATCCAAGAATGCCCAGAAAAACGGGATGTTGACATTCAGAAAGTTTTCCATGCTACCAATACCTTTCTTCTGCAAGTCCGTCCTTCAACATCTTGGCGTTGAACGAAAGCGGAGCCGCATCGTTTATCTTGTCACCATTTGCAATTGGCAATGGAGAATTAGGCCAATCAAAATGAACAACGGCTAAATATCTTCCGTATTTGTCTCGAGATTGAACCTTTCGCTGTACAGATTGAACAACAATCTTTTTTTGCTCAATTGCAATTTGAACCTCCCGCTTTACCCTCTTCCCTTCTTTTGTTTTTATCTCGGCAGCGTTGACTCCGTACAGCCTCATCCTCTGCTCAGTGAAATTACCAAAACCCTGATCAATAAGAAGATCAACAGTGTCTCCATCGACAACCTTCGAAACAGTTGCCTCGTAAATATGTATGCGCATCAAAAACTCCTAATCGTCAAAAATTTCAGCACCAACAATTTCTCCGCCATTTCCGTCGAATATCAAGCAAGCAAATGTAGCTGTGCTGTCTTTGTGTTTTAGTGATCGCATGCAGAATGCTTCAAGACGATGCCACACCTCATCGGCTTCTTCTTCATCAAAGTCATAATCCCTTGCAAGCATTTCACACAGAAATCCCTTGGGAGTAAGTCTAAATTTGCGTTCTCCTCCATCTGCGTTCACTCCGTCACCTCCACGCCAAACGGTGTTCCGTCGTCGAATAGCTTATCTATGAATGATGTACTCCATGACGACCCGCAATGGTAATTGTCACTGTAGGTTGACGGAGGATAAACATA